CATCACGCAAAAATATTACTCTTTTTTGCTGAAATTGGCGACATATAAGGATAGTACCTTTGAAGTCGGTCATCAAAGATGACAATGGTTGAGGGGTAACCATTCCATACCACAAGGGCTAGTATATGCTCCGTTCGCTGAACGGAATGAAGGCAGAGTCACCGAAGCCTCGAGCGACCGACGACGCCAAGGCTCCGGAGTGTTCCGACAAACGTATATGTGAAAATCTGCTTTTTTGCTCCGCACCGGCGACCAGTCGCCTAAAAAGCACCGTTTCACTGATTTTCTTTTCATTTGCTATGGTTCGATGTGTTCGTGGATATAAAACGTATGGTAAATTCTTTTTTTTCTTCGAAGAAAAAAGAAACGCTACGCTTTTACCTGTAAGATAAAAATGCGCACGCACGCACGCGAAAACGCACGCACGCGCGCACATATTACCATGAAGAGGTGGCACCGTGTGCTCTAGGGTCAACCAAGTGTGTTGGTGTGCCAGAAACTTCTCCACCAAAAGGACCAGAAGAAACACCTTCTCCTTTTACAAGCTTGAACATACTTGTAAAAATACCTTTTACAAAATCCGTCAAAGTAGATACCGCACGTGTAGCAAGTTCATTACCTTTATCAGAATAGAGCAAGGCGGCAAGAGAATCAATCAAACCATGACCAATGCCAATTCCTGCACGATTGAACATATTTAAAATCTTCTGTTGCTCGTCCTTATCTTTAAGTAAGGCTACATTAGCTGTAATCTGATTGATAGTCTCCTGCAATTGCTTCAACTCCCAAGGCTTGAAATCCTTAGCCTTATTATAATTGAAGGTCATTGTATCGACTTGCAATTGCAACTGCTTCATAGAATTACGCAAATTTTGCTCATAGCGGAAAATCTTCTTACCTGTTGGCTTTCCATTTTCGTCCATTTCATCAACTTCTTGCATATCAAATGAATACTGATTGGCATCTTGTGCAGCTTTAAACCAGGCTGAATTCTTTTCCGAATTTATCTTAGTGAGAGCTGCTTTCATTGTGTCATTAATGACATCCTTCTGAACATCACGCCAATTCACGAACTCGGCTTGTGCTCGTTCGGCTTCAGTCTTTGTCTTATTAGCTTCGGCATCCTTTTTATTAGTATCTGCAATAAGATTAGCGAGTTGTGCAGTAAACATCATGTTTGGAGCCTGAATGTCATAAGGCTGCGAAGAAGCGACACTATTTGGAGAAGCAAAAGAAGATTGTTGTACGGCGGAGCCTAAAGCATTTCCGCCAACGGACTGCTCACCAGCTAAAGCGGTAGAAAGTCCAGCATTTTGTAATGCTTGAACGTCACGAGAGCGCGACATCAACAAATCATTTACATAGTCTTGACGCTGGGTGGCGTAATCCGACAAAGCGTCCTTACGCTGTTTATCATACATTGCATTTTGTTGTTCAAACTCTCTTTTTTGCTGCTGCTGCATAAATCTACGATTAGCAGCAGAATTTATTGCTGAAGTGGCAGTACCTGCAAGAGCACCAAATCCATTTATAATGGCGCCACCGAATTTATCAAAAAATCCCATATATGTATTTTTTTAGTTGTTAAAAAAAACAAGGGTAGGCACAAACAAATGTACCTACTCTTGTGATATACTAAGCTTTTTCAATATCCATTGGGGCACCGTCTTCAACATCATACGAAATTGAGAGCGGTTTTAGGCTATTGACTTCAGTGAAGTCTATTACATTATGAAGAATGAAATTATCGTCGATATAGTTTATCTGCAAATTCTCATTACCGCTATTATAAAATATGCGGTTGTAATTGCTCAGGTAGTCGTACCGACTAATGTATTGCCAGGCAGAAGAAGCCAGAGGACATCGATTCAATTTTACATGAATCGTTTTATCCGTAGAACCTAGTTTATTTTCTATGACGGCATACCGCAAAATCAACTCACGGTCAAGATAAAAGGATTTATATGTATTACGCTTAGAGCGAAGGGACATATCACCATTTACTATGTTTTTAGCATACTTCCAAACCGAACCACGAGGCATGAATCCAAATCCGTCATGATTAGAACATACATACATGTTTTTATTAAAGTTCTGATTTGAAGGTATGGCATCAATACATGATATGCCATTGTCTGTAAACATTACCGAACGTGGTGTCAATTCATATCCCAAAGCGTCAAACTCAGAAGACGGCATACTCCACTTATCTACCATACACAAAGTGGCGTCTGTACCTTGATAATACCCAGTAGTTGGCGAAATATATGCAAAGATAAAAAATATCGAAGCTGTAGAGCATTCATAGAAAAAGGACAAACCATTTCCTTTAGCAATACCTTTACCAGCATAAGAGCCAAGCTCGGCTGTATCGGTAGATGCATTACTGTCAATATCACCGATTTGTACGTCAATACTATTACGGGACACAAAATCGGTAGTATTATACAGACTATTGAAAACATCTTGATTGAGATGAGACTTAAGCCATGTTTTAACACGGTTCCCGATAATCGAATCCTTATTGACATACTTTTGCAAAGCCAAAACAAACTGAATAGACCATGATGTGATATCTCTATCTTTCGGAATGATAGGATGGGCTCCAGCTAAACCTTCAGACACAGCAGAGTTATGAAGATTTTCACCTGAAGCATTAGGTTTATATGAAGCTTCCTGCTGCCAAGACATGGCTGTTTCATAGCTATTAGGAATACCGATATTTTCCTTAAACGGATTATTTCCATTTGATACATTGTTTGTGTGCAATGAAATGAAATCCATTGCATGAGTGCTGTACATCGAGGACAATTCCTCAGTCAAGAACCTTTCAAAAATAGGCCGAGAAACAGGGTCAGAGTACACATCGAAGATGTTTTTACGCTGAATGACATTAATTAAAGATACACATACTGTAGCCTGCCAATCAATACCACGATTAGGGTAAAAATTATCAAAATAGGCCTTATAACAAGCGAGGAGCGGAAGAATAGAAACAGACGTAGTATCATCCATAGAGAGATTATACCCAAGACCGACTAAAACCTTGCGCAAAGCACGACCTTTATCGGATAATTTATAAGTAGTAAAACCACCTACACTAAAATGAACATAATCAGCTGAATTAAGATAAGACAAAGCTTCATTAAGCTGTGATTCAGACTGAGCAAGAGAAGCTACCTTAGAGGTAGTCTCAGTATAACCTAGCAACTGCATGACATAGGACTTTGAAATCTTTCCATCGAAATAATCAAAGAAGATTGTCAATGTAGGGATAGAAATAGAAATATCACCATCCTTATATTTAAAAACTACGTAAGTGGACGGTAATGTATGGTCATTGGTATCATATACCTTACGACATTCAGATTCGAGAACGTCAAAAGGCAAAAGAGATACATTTGAAAGTTCTAAAAGAACATCATCATCAAGACTTGAGGATGAAGACAAGGCAGAGGGAGCACTGCGAGGCTGAGAGTCATTATCATTGACATAAAATTTCTGAATTCCAAATAAATTGTACAACTCTAGAGTTAGTACTGCATTAGTAGTCGAAGGTAAATACGTTGGATAATATGCAGCTTCAGAACCGTACTGATAATCCTTACCAGACATAAATGAAGCCCAAGCAGGAAAAACCTGCTCAATGGGCACGCCAACAGCCAATGTATCCAACTTGACCTCACCAAAAGTTGGAAAAGGCATCGGAGCAAGACGCATGAACTGGCCAAGGGTACCTTTTATAGATACCTTACCTTTAGTAGAAGAGTTGAACAGTTGGCGCATGAAAAGCGGTTGAACGAAACCAAAATCACATGTAGTTGAATTAGTGATACGATAATTGTGTGCGTAACTGCGAGAATTAGATTTATTTACTTGTACTTTCATTTTCTTGAGCTTTTAAGATTTTTTCAATAGCATCTACTTTTACAAAGTCAGGAGAATCAAGAACCGAAGGATTCAGAGGTACAGCCATTGAAGGGTTCTTCATCATTACTTCAACACTCCATAAAGAACGGTCCATAATAGGTGTCAATTCACAAGGGTCGACATCAACAACGACACATAAATTGTTGACATTGCGTTTTTCTTTCTCCACAATCTTTTTTGAAGAAGTTTGGTCATGAGCCAAAGTAAAAACACGTTGTAAGTGCATATCACTTGATTTTGATTGAAACAATACCACCATGTTGCACATGAGTCGTGTCTGTGGTGACAATAGTAGTGTGTCCTTTAGAATCCATGAAGGATTGTGCAGCGGAGCAGGACGAAAGAATGTAAGTAGAAATTAATAAATGAAAGGCAATTAGACCTAAAATCCATTTTGTTTTAATATTCATAAGCATAGAGATTAATTAATAATACCGCAAATATATATAAAATATCAATGCGGGTTCTGAAATTGACGATATTTATCAGAATTATTCATATTATTTAAACGTTTCTCGAGCGTGTTTAACTTTTCTTTAGTCAATTTCTCATTGAGAGAATCATATAGTGTGAAATCTATACCGAGCCATAAATCCATTGTGAAATATTGCACATCACAGCTACGATTAGGCTTAGAATGAAGGAATTGCTCGACACGTGTCTTGTAATATACCTTACGGTACATGTCGGGTGTGTAGACATTACTATCATTAATACCAAATGAAGGTATTATGGTTGCCGGAAGATGTTTATAAACATAGTGATATATAGAAAGCCGATATGCTGTCTTATCATCACATTTTAAAGCTTTGTAAAGTTCATAGCGATGTTTAATAGCAGAGTCAAGCATTACCATCTGCTGTTTCTCACCGAGATTAGTCTTGAGACGGTCATATACCAAACGTGTCATTGGGACACCTTTTTTTGTCTTACGTTGTACTCCATTATTATCACGAAGGGGTACACGTTTATAAGCTTTACGATGATACCGAATACGTTCAACACAAGCAGTAGGCAAAGATACTGTCTTCTGCCATAGATAATTATAACAAGTACAATCCACAATATTTGTATGAGAATCAGAAAGAATGGCATCTATACCGAAACCTCGAGTGGCAATCATACGAGGAATTGAGTCACGATAATCACACTTTGGAACGTCATATTTTTTAAGCTGTTTTACCAAATTCTTTTCGATAAAACCAAGCTGTTTACAACAATATTTTGCACAATAGGCAGCGCTTTTCTGCTCGTCACGACAGAGAAACTTTGTAGACGGTTCGTCTGGTGCAGGGAACATGAAGCCAAGGTTACCGAAGGGCGTACGAAAGTCCTGTTTTTCATCTCGACAATAATTTTGACCAGTCCAAATTTTACGACAAGTTTCACAAAATTCACGATAATCAATAGTATCATCAAGACCAAAAAGACCATGATAATGAGGGCGTTGTGTATATAACAAATCTATACCATACTCAGCACCAATCATATACCAAAAGTGTTCCTTTCCGTAGAGTCTACGCAATATATCAATCATGAGAGAAATATGTTTCATATCATGGCACATGATGTGGTCATGATGATAATACAAATACGGAACATGTGAATCGTCATACGTAAAAAGCAACATGACATGATGTGTCCAGCACTCACGGCGTGCCTCATACATAGCTCTAATTTGTATCTCATTACGTTTGATATCTATACATTCGGCGCAACAACCACAGGGCACAGTGAGTAGACGTGCATGCAAGTCGGCACGGTAATCTAAACGATTATTTTTGATAGTCAAAGGGTTTGTACACATACACTTGAAATATTAGGATGAAATGTTAGATTGCAGGGCGAAGTATCGCCCTATCTGCACACAAGGTGCAGCGGAAAAATCGGGATTGACCGATTTTTGTGTCCTTTTTTCTATTCAAAAAAAGTCACGTTTTTGATGTTGATGCAGGGCGTCCCTTTGGTCCGCGTCTTGTGTCGTGGCGTATAGAACGGCACACTCGGTAGTGCCGTCCTATACTCTGAAAATTGCTAAGACTTGATGATATCATACAATCTTTGCAAGACTTCTGCTCGATGTTCAACAATCCGACGTAAAACAGGAGTTAGAGATTGCTCCAAAGTACATCGGTCCTCTGAAATTTGAGACAAAATCTGAACGGACAAGACAGAAACCTCCTCAAAAGTCAAACGGAGTGTGATGTGGTCACGTGCATAGCTTTTTCTTTTCATATATACCTCCTCTTTTTTTATATTACAAAAGTAATCTATATTTTTTGATAAAGGCAAGTTTTTTGTATTAATTAGTGTTAACAAAAAGCGAAAAATTTTTTCGCACATCACGCAAAAATATTACTCTTTTTTGCTGAAATTGGCGACATATAAGGATAGTACCTTTGAAGTCGGTCATCAAAGATGACAATGGTTGAGGGGTAACCATTCCATACCACAAGGGCTAGT